ATTTATTAAATGCTTCGTTTGTGTTTTGGCTTGACTTCTTAACTGCGCCTCTGAATCTGTCTAAAATTCCCATTAAATTATTTTTTACAAAAATATAAATTATATTACAAAGAAACTCGCTCTGTTACCCCATACTGTATAAACGCAATATCTGAGGCTGTCATGCAAGTGATTAAATTTATCGCATGGCTTATTTATGATCGTTCCGTCCTTTAAAACATCCCAGAGGTAGTTTTCATATTCTTTTTTGAAGTTCTTTGATTCATTACTTAAATGAATATTAAACTCTTTTAAAAAGCTTATTCCAGAGTTAATAGATCCTTGACCTTTCTTACTAGCCTTAAACATATTTCCAGACTCATCTATCCTTCTAAGCTCTTCTCCACTCTTTGGCTCTGCCGAGTCATAGATACATAAGACATCTTTATAACCCTTTTCTGATATGTAGCGGCTTATGTCTCCATTAGTCATCCCAAGGCGATAACAAACCTCATGGACATAAAGATTATCATTGACCCTCCTTACTTCACAAATAGCTGCTGGATCGTTTGAATAGCCAAAATCGATGCCTAGGTAAACGTCATCTGCCTCTGGGAAGTCTTTATAATCCATAAACTCCCAATTACTAAATATCTGGCGCTGACTAAAGACAGCTCTCTGACCTTCTCCAAAGACTCGATAAAAGTCTGGATCCTTATCCTTTAGCGCCTCTATGCTTTGTACTATGTTCTCAGATAGAAATTTATTATCTCTGTATGTAGTCACCCACTCATCAGTCTTGCCCTCTGGTAGATCATAAAGCCAGCTGGTCACATCACTTGGATTGTAGGTAAAGATTATAAACTCTTCAGTCCTTAGATCTATCTGTCTGAAGTCCTCAAGCGTCAGCTCATTAGCCTCCTCCAGTAATGCTATATCTCTTTTACGCCCTCTTATCTTTTGAGCCATATCTAAAGAAATAAAAGACAAAGTAGATCCTTTGTAGGTGAATGTATTCTCGGCTTTGTTATGATCACCCTCCCAATAGATGTTGGTCTCATGAAGTATCTGGATCATATCTCTCATTATAGATCCTCTAAGACTCGGTAAGGTTTTCCTTACTATGTCAATCAAGATAGGCTTTTCGGAAGTCTGTAATAAATACGCAATGAACTGACAGCACGCCCAAGACTTTCCACTTCTAGAACCTCCGCAATGTACACGATATCTCTTTCGAGAATGTAGCAAATCATAAAACTGTCTATTTAAAAACTGTTCTACTCTTTGGACTCCGCTGGCTTCCATTCTATCAGTGTTGATTCAATTGCGCCTTTGTGTTTTATCTCTGTCCTAGTTCCAGACAGTCTGTGAGCTTCGTTCTCAGTAGCTATCATTTTCATAGCTGCTATCTGTAGAGCATTAGATTCCGAGTCTATCCAGTTGGATAACATCTTAGTTTTTTTACCGATCCTCATCTCCTCCACAGCCTTTTTTATAGCGTCGGATTCGTTGAGTTTATGAGCATAAAAAGTAGATTTATCGCATGGCAAAAATGCCACTATATGCTCAATGAACATCAGTTTATTTTTTTTGATTGCTGCCAGAGCTTTCTTTTCTAAATCTTTTGTATCGTACGCCATTATATTTCTGTGTACCAATTAAAGTTAATCCCTAATAAAAATAAAAATACTTCTACTGTATGCCTTTTGTACATCCCCTCATCAATGTCATCCATTTCTGAATTATAATAGCTTACTCCAAAAACCAGTCCCATCAAGGGATAAAATGTGATTTCTCCCATTACATTTATTTTTTACAAAGTTAATCAATCCTTTTCAGTTACTATCACTTTAGTTTCCTCACCTAATACTCTATAAAATCCGCCATTTCTAAAGTCTGGAGCTACCTCAAAAACTCCTTGAGTTCCATTCTCTCGCCTTTTAACCTTTTGAACATGAACTTGCACAATGTCTGAACCGTATTTTGTTCTGCTGTTTAGCTTCCTAAAAACTGTAATATTATTAAATGATTTATTAAAAAAATCAGATGATCCAGATATATCATAGGGAGTTGGAACTTTATAAGTCCCATTAAAAAACTCCATTTTTCTAGGATGCGCCACTAGAAATAAATGAGTGTTTGTCTTTTGACAAAATTGAGTTATCTGCCCAAGCATTTTTGATATATAACTGAGATCATATTGTTGATCATGCTGTAGCATATTCCAAGGATCTATTACGCAAATATTAATCCCTTTTTGAAATACTAACTCTTTAAATCTATCTAAGATGTTTTTTAAGCTTATGTTTTCAATATCAATCTTTATAAAAAAGAAATGATCCTCAATGAATGTTTTTGACTGTTCCAAAAGGTCTCTATTGCAGTCAGTAGAGTTTATTTTATTAGCTAGGCGCCTTATATGTCCCTCATAAGGAAATGACTCTGGACTAAACATCGCTATTTTGTGATCATGCATTAGCGCCAAGTTTACTACCATTTGATCAAGGAAATCAGATTTACCAGAGTTAGGAACTCCAGTGATTGTGCTCCATTCCCCCATCATAACTTTAAAGTTTTTATCTGCTCCTAATCCTACAGAATAATTTTTTACAGCGTTACTATCCCAGTTTAAAACAGACTGCCATACAGTATCTATATTTAAAACGCCCTCCAGAGGAAAGTCTAAGGCATTTTCAACCACCTCTCTTAGCTCTTTAGAGCCTTTTTGTACTAATACCTCATTTGCATCTTTAAAGTCCTTAAAATCTAAATATTTACATCTGTACTGTCCAAACCTTCTAGCTAGTTCGTGCCTAAGATTTAACCCAGCTGGATCGTTATCGGTACAAAGTATTATCTGCTCCTTATCCTTAAAGTATTCCCAGCAGTTGTCAAGATATTCTAATCTTTGGGATCCTTTAGATGCGCCATTTGGAACTGAGCAAACTGAATAGATACCACATTCATTTAAACTCAAAGCGTCTATTTCGCCTTCAGTTATAAATATAGTTGATGAATCTTTTATATTATCTAATCCATAAAAAATGAGCTCTGCTCCAGATACTAGTTTGAAATCTTTTCCGCTGCTGCGATACTTTACGTTTACTAAATCGCCCTCTCGGTAATAATTGAAATTAATAGCTGCTTTTTTATTTGAGCCAAAATACTCTTGGGATTCTGTTATTTTCCAATTTGTCAAAGTTGACTCTGAAATTCCTCTAGTTTTAAAATATTCTAAAACATTTTTAGAAAGTCCAGATTCATTTTTTACTGGTTTTACAAATTCCTTCTTTGGTTTAATTTTTACGTTGCCCTTCCAGCCACAGTTGTGGCAGTTGTATAATCCTCTTAATAAATCAATAGATAAAGAATTATCTGATTTATTTTTTCTAGTTGGACTACATTTTGGGCATTTTATTTTTTGCTTGACAGAGTTACCTTTCGGAAATATGCCAAGGTCAGTAAAATCATTATGCATTTTTTATTTAGTTAAAGTTATTGAATGGTGTTCTAAATGGTCTAAATCTTTTTTTCTTACAAGTAAAACTAAATCATTTCTACCAAACTGAGTTCTAGTTCTCCAGAAATAATGTTTTTTTTGATTAGTTACATTTTTGTAACTAGCCGAATATTTTAAAAGCTCTTCACGCTTATAAAAACAAAATTGATTAAGCTGTTCAAAGTACATCACTATCCAAGTTGATTTACCTCTGAGCCATCCTTTGCCTCCATGATTGTTTCTATATTCTAACCAAACATAGTTTGTGTCTTGTCTATGCTTTACATCGTAACCAATGGCGCCTATAAAAAAATCAATGTGATTATATTTATCATCTTTTAGAGTAGTCTTTTTAACTGGTTTTTTAAGCATGGTCATAACTTCAAAGAATAATCTCTCCGCCTCCTTACCTTGAGACTTCATTCTCTTAATATTTTCAGTATTTCTATCGTACCAGTCCAAAGTGTATATATTAATATATATATGTTTTTTTTTATTTTATATATAAATAGTATATATTATATAAATAGTATATATTATATATATATTATATACGAGAAGTTATTTCTTTGAGATTATTTAAAAACTTCATAAAACTTTGATAGATTGTTAGCACTTGTTCGGTTGAAATATGATCATCTCCAAAGCGTTCAAAAAGTACTTCTATTAATATTTCAAATTCAGAGTCATTGGCGTAACCTATGAAAGAATAGTTTTTAATATTTTTAAAATCATTAGAGACTGAGAATCTTATCCTCTGCCTATTTTGATCCCAAAATATCATCCTCTTTTTATACATTTTGCATATAATTATCAATCTTTTCTAAAACCTCATCAATAGATTTAGACCAAAATACCTTCCAATTTCGATTCTCGAGCTCTCTAAGGCACTTTTTTTGATTCTCTGTAGGTTTATTATACCCAGCTTTTAATTCGATGGCTAAGCCGCTAAAACCTCCTCTTGGATCAAATATCATTACATCTGGCATTCCAGCGACTACTCCCATCTTCTTTAGTTTAAATTGTTCGAATCTTGTTCTTTTGCCTTCGTTAGGTATGTGAACTGCAAAACTCCCAGAATACTTTGTAGCTAGATATTTCATGACTGACTCTTGCATTCTGTCCTCTTTGCTCAAATACTTCTCGAATGGGTTTGAACTCATATTTTAGATTATTTACAAAAACTATATCTTTATTTTCTTTTTTAAAGTTTATACAAATTTCTAAAATATTATTATACTTTACCTTTAAATCTTCCTCAATAGATAAAAAATAATCTAATTCTTTTAAGTGATGCATTACTGTTGCATGATTAAATTTATTTCTATCCATTGATTTTCCTATACTATTATAAGATCTAACTGGATTTAATTCTTTTAATATTCTAAAATATATTCTTCGCCCATCTACATAGTTTCTCCTTCTGGATGGATTTTGTATATCTATACCAAAATGATCGCAAACTGTGCGATAAACAAATAAGTCTATTTCTTTCATAATTTAATTTTTTAAGTTTCTAAACTTCCATCCATTAGAATGTCGTTTGTATCAAAGCGTTTTTCTATTCCAAGCTCAACATAAGCTTTCCAGTCATCTAAGGCGCTTAAATATCCAGCTCTGCCTTCCTCTATTTGTTGATCATTTAGAGTCGTTACTACTATCCTAAAAGGATATTTTTTCTCAATCCAAATGAATTTAAAATCTGTAGGATGAATGTCCAACATATCGGCATAAAAAGCAGCTTGTAAATGGTAACCATAAGAATAAACTTGACTTCTAAATTCTTTTTTCCCAAAGCGCCCATTAATAAACTGAGCTGTTTTGATGTCTGAAATAAAGCCATCTCCCTTCAGATCTGGTCTCACTCTAGCCTCTATACCTTTAAAAGAAAAGTAATGAGAAACCTCTGGATCACCCTCTAAATACTTTCTGGCTAGTTTAGCCATATCATTATTTGAATTTAAAGATTTTTTTACCCCCTCTAATATCTGAACCTCATCATAAGTAGATATGATTTTTCTCATTTTAGAAAGCTCTGCAAACTTTTCTTTTCCAGCCTTTGTCCTTCTGTCTATCTTTTCAGTAGGTAGATAATAATTCTCTTTAAACTCCTCTGGCTCTAAGATCATTTCATGGATCATAGTTCCTAGCCTATAGGCTGGTTTATCCTCATATACCCTTCTATTAAAGTCATAAACACTAGTAGCCCAAATTTCTTTGAGCCCACTAGCGCTAATTCCTTTACTTGAATGATATTCTTGATTTGTATCTTTTTTTATAATCATTCTAAAGGTTTTTAAAAAGGACTTTCATCTTCTGATGTTACATTGATGTCAACTGATTGAGCTTGATAGGTTCCATCTTTTTGAGGTCTTAAAACTAAAACATCTATGTTTTTATTAGTTTCCTTATCCCAAAATTGTACTGAAATGTTACCACTATCCCACTGGGCAGCTTGTATCATAATTTGATCGCCATATTTTTCATGGGTTGTTACTGAGTTTGGCAATGCTAGAACCTCATCTAGTTCTTTTTTCTTGATGTTTCCCCAAAATTTCGCTACTGGTTTATTACTCATTTTTTCTCGGTTTTAAATTGTTTTTTAATTGATTGAAGTTGCTCAGCATTTAGCTGAAAATTATTATAAGTTTCTACTGCAAGATTATAATCTTTAGATTCTAATATTTTCTTAAAATCATTATCTGATAAATAATCCTTTTCTCCAGTCCATGCAATGATTCCTAATCCATGCATCGCTACCGCTTTGGTGAGCGCCCTTTGAATTGTGTTCATTACATCTACTGAGGTAATTTGATCTTTAGGAACTGCCTTGTTTTTGTGATCCATAACAGCCAGATCAATAGAATGATCAATACTGTTTACAGATACGACCACAGTTACCCAACCGCTGTTATCATTGGTGAAATAATTACAATTGTTGTTTTGTTCGTCCCTTACCACCCAGTATTCAGCATCTGGATAGTTTCTCTTTAACATATCCCAAGCCTTAGCCCAGCTTAGATAGTCAAGTCCGCCTTTCTTTTCAAAGTGTTTTCTTACTGGAACTGATCTCAAGCCCAGATAGTAGTTTTCCGTAATAGTCATAATTAAATCCTAGTTTTTTAAGTTTTTTAAGATTGTTGATTGTGAACCTCTGAGGATCTTTGATCCTAGAGTAAAGTGTCGGTAAAGAAATACCAAGTCCTTTTGATATTTCTTGATTACTCAGATCGAGTCTGAGGCTTTGGAACTTCCATTCCAGTTCTAAATTATTTTTAGCCATAGGCGTTTTATTTTGCCCAAATGTAAAAATATTTTATTTAAAAAACAAATTATTTATTCGAAAGTAACTAAATATTCTGACGGAACGTCATCGTCTTGATTGGGTAAGTGTAGAGTCAAGTCAAAAGTATTTGCTTTAACGCTGTAAGTTATTGAGTTAATATAACAAGATACTGGATCTATGTGAGTTTCTTGTACGCCATCAACAAAATTGATCCACATTTTATTGTGCATACCTACTGGAATAGGCGATGGATTATTATTATAAAATGTACCCTCATAGGTAATTAAAAAGTTTCTATAGTCGTTTAAATACTCTTGAGAAATACAAAATTCAAATAGACCTCTATAGAGTTGGTGATTGTTTTTCCCATTATGTCTTGAATAAAATAACGCTGAAAAGGATTTATCAGTGTTGGCTTTACTTCCAGTTAATACTAAGTTATCAACCTTGTAGACTCCAGTATAAGTATTTGATGAGGTTTGCTTTCTCTGAACTAAGACGTCTATATTGTCCTCATCTACCTCATGCTTAACATATACATTGTCCAATAATACAGCTTTATGAGTTGCTGTTTTAGCGGCTGCTGTATAAGCTACAGAATAAATTACTAATTCAACACCATTAGAAAAGGCGCCTACATTTGGGTAATTTGGTAAAGACTTACTATAATT